AGGCAAGTAAGAAGGGTTTTACTTGGGCATATATATGGACAAAAGAAAAAGCATCCAGAAAAGCCTTAGAAAAATATCACGCTATGACTCCAGATGAAAGGAAGAGGCATAACAAGCGGTGTGCTAAAAATCATAAAAAACGAATGATGAATGATCCAGATGCCAAAAAAAGACAATTAGAACACCAACAAAAATGGCGAGAAAACAACAGAGACAAGTGTAATGAATACTCTAGAAGATGGGTGAGAAAAAACCCAGAAAGACAACGGGAGTTAAACAGGATAAGCCGCAAGAAAAGAGTGATGTTGGACCCTAGTTTTAAGTTACAACAAAACATGAGGAACAGGTATCGTAAATTAATGAAAATGACCAAGAACGGAGGGTCAACACGGCACGTTGACGACCTTGGATGCCACACCAAAGATTTCAATCACTACCTTGAATCCAAATTTACCAAGGGGATGACATGGGACAACTACGGAACATACTGGCATCTTGATCACATATTACCTTGTGCCTCATTTAATCACGAAGATGAGAAACAACGAAAGCAGTGCTGGCATTGGACAAACTTCCAACCATTGGAGGCCGAGCAAAACGTGACCAAATCTGACAACATTGAAAGACCGCAAATGAAATTACTACTGGAATATGCGTAACTCATTGAAACACAACCCCCTAGTTCGAAGGCTTCCGCAACCAAAGGCATCTTGGGTTAGCGTCGTTCGCTTACTTTTTTGTAAAAATGAAAAATTGAATTGTAATTTTAAAAAACCACACTAACCAACATGGGAAGACCTAGAAAAAATAAAAAATCTCAGCATGAGCTGGCCTCACAATGGGGGACATCACAAGTCAACATCGGCAAGCTGACAGCCGCCGGCTGTGACTTCGATGCGCCAGACAAAGAAGTTGCTCAATGGCTGATGAAAAACTGCAAGCGCAAAAGCCCAGCTATGCGTGAAGCAATCAACGCCGTGCTGAAGCCGAGCAAGATCACAATCTCTGAGGTTGAGGGCAAGCGAAGCCTGGAGGAAATGCGCGACTATTACAGCGAGCAACTAGACGCCACGACAAAATCCGAAACAGTTGACAGAGAAGATGTCAAATTCTGGAACGACCTCTTGCTGAAAGCTGACGAGTCGCTGAGACGATCCGAGGCACACGCCAAGAAGCTGGGCGTTGACAAGGGTGAGCTGTTGAGCCGTGGCGAAGTCGAGCGCATCATGCGGGCCATGTTCTGGGCTGGCAATGCTTGCTGTGAGAAGTTCGCCAAGCAGATAGCGCAGAAACTTAGCAACAAAGAGCCGGCGCAGATATACGACATCCTTGCACCATTGCTCACATCGCTGACAATATTTGAAGCACTCAAGAAAGTGGCAAAGCCGCCTGGTGAAGTCAACTTGCCAGATTGGGTGGTCGAGTGCGCGTCAACTGAAGAATCACAATACATAGAGCATGAGTGAGCTGCCAAACGTAAAGCGACGCGATCCAGTCGCATGGCTAGAGGCTAATGTCCAGCTGGACTATGGCAACTTCAAGCGAAGCCACCACCCGCTAATTATCGAGCCTGTCAGAATGGCAGCCAGCAAGCGTGGTGGATACGTCGGCTTGATTGGCTCAGTTCAGCACATCAAGACACTCGCCGCCCAGCTTGTGCAACTCTACGGCCTGCACACATCGCCATGCAACTCTGCACACTATGACCTCACAGCCGAGGCACTCAAAGAGTTCTCCGATGATAAGTTCGTCCCGTTGATTGACAACACCGAGACCATCACGCGCACCATCCCAGATCAAGCGTATCGTCGCACCAAGTTTTACACGTCAACGCCATACGGATATATACGCTTACTCTCAGCGGGCATCATGGCTAATCGCAACTCGAAAACGCTTGAGCGCATCACAGCCGATGAGAGCTGGGCCTACAAAGACGAGGAGGGCTGGCTTGAGCAGATACACGACAGACAAAGTTCATTCCCTTGGCAGTGGCAGATGTTCTTGCCAAGCTCTGGCCAGACAGCGGGTAGCCAGCTCGATGAGCTTTGGCGCAAGTCAACGCAGAGAACGTGGCACATTAAGTGTGATTGCTGTGGCGAGGAAATACCATACATATGGAAACTGCCGGCAGTGAATGGCAAGGTGCCACCTGGTGGCATGAGATACGCATCTAGTGAAGAAGTCATGAACGACGAGGGCTTGATTGACTGGGTGAAGCTCAGAGAGTCAGCATATTATCAATGCCAGCTTTGTGAAGGCCGTATGGATTGGAACGCGGCCGACCAAGACAGGCGCAACATGAACGGTCGCTATATCGTCATGAACGAGAACGGCGACCCAAGCATTGAGTTCTTCCATTACAATGCAATGGTTCATGTGCCGTGGCCCGAACTTGTCACCAAGTGGAAAGAGGCAACCATAGCCCGAAGCCGTGGCGACTTGTCCAAGCTAGAGAACTTTGTCAGAAAGCAACTAGCACAAGCGTGGAACGAAAGCGAATACATGACCGACGAGGTGCAAGAGAACGCTCGCGGAGGATACTTGCTAGGCCAGAAATGGGAGACAGGTGGCGAAGATCCGTTGATGTTCTGCACAGTTGACGTCCAGAAAGATCATTATTATGTCATCATCCGAGCCTGGGCCGTTATCAATGGCGTGCTAATGTCTCGACTTATCGAGCGGGAAAAGGTCGTCAGCGTGGGGCAGATTCGTGACCTAGCCGACAAGTGGCAACTCAAGCAAGGCGGTCTGAGGGGTTCGCGCGTGTTCTTGGATGGCAACTATAACACAGTGCAGGTGCAACGCATCGCCGGCGAGAACGGATGGATGGTTTTCCGAGGTGACAAGGCTAGAGACTTCAGACACAGCGACGGTTTGAGGCGCATTTATTCAGATGTGCAATATCTCGACACAGGCGAAGGCACAGCCAACGCCAAGAACGGGAGCAGATACGTCGGGCAAATTAGATTCTCCAAGAGTGCAGCGCTTAGTCGTCTGTCATTGATTCGCTCAATCAGAACGACCGAGGATAAACTTGTTTGGACATACGCCGACGACTCTGGCAGCGTGTATGAGCGACAGATCAACGCATGGCATCGCATCAGCAAGACAGCGCCAGACGGCAAGCGGTATTATGATTTCATCAACAGGGACAGCAAGGACGACCACTTTGGCGACTGCGAACAGCAGCAAGTTGTCTGCGCGGCAATGGCTGGGCTTGTCGGCGTCGATGGCGGTGGAGATGATGACGAGAGTGATGCGTAAAAATTACATTATTGACAAACGCCCCGATTTATTATTTAAATAGTTCTCACAAAATGCGCTCATTGCTTTTCACACTTTGGATTCAATCTGATAAATCCGTTTCCGCGACATTGGCGCTGCTTGAGCAGTTGACCATAGCGCAACTTGAGACCGTCCAACAAGGCGGCGCTCGTATGATTAACGCATCACTAGCGGGCAAATCGTTCAGCTATGAGATGCCAGCCAACTGGGGCGCGTTTGACTTTTCTGAGATGATTCGCCTGGCTTATAAATACATCAAGACAGGTGGCACGGGTGGGGCGCAAATGACCGAGGCACAACTTGAGGCTTATGTTTTAGACACCAATGATGAAGTTACAGACACAATCATTGCGAGAGTAAGTTACAACCAGCGAGGATAATGGCAGTCAACCCAATCAAATCAGCATACGGCAGAGCCAGCGCACGCTCTGGCAACAGCAACCCGTTCCGCTCTGGCTCAAATGAGTTTTACAGCGGTGGCCGTAATGATCAGCGCAGATTCAACACGCGCAACCTATCGCAAGACATTGCTGACATGATGACAGCACACCGACACAAGATGATGCTCGGTGATTCGCGATACATTTATCAATCTTTTTCCTCGATTGCTGGCGCAGTAAAGCAGAAAGCAAATTATGTTTACGGCGGAAGTTGGAGGCTACAATCACTCAGCACCGACACCGCATTTGCACTTGCAGTTGAGGAGGACTTTAAAAACCTCGACCAGATGTTTGATATCCGTGGGGGGAACTTTGGATTTAGAAAAAACATCTGGCGAGGTTCAAAGCTCCTTGACGTTGACGGAGACTTTTTTGTTGTTCTTACAGAGCAAAAAGACACAGGTTTCCCGAAGTTGCAATTTGTCGAAGCTCACCGCGTAGGCGACTGGGGCGACTGCTATGAGGGATATGTAAATGATTCTGAGTTTTACAAAGGGCGCAGAATCCTCACAGGCGTCATCGTTGACGACTTCATGAGTCCAATCGCTTACAGAATCAAAGACGATTCACGCAAGCGGGGCTTCCAAGACATCCCAGCAAATAGCATGGTTCACTTCACAGATATGGAGTGGTTTAGCCAGGGGCGTGGCACGCCAAGCATAGCGGCCGCCATACTGGATTGGTATGATTTATCTGAGACAAGAGACGCTCAGAAGATGAAGCAAAAAATTAACTCTATCTTGACGCTGGTTGAGTCCACCGAGTCTGGCACGCGCGACATAGGGCGCAACGCTTTAGGCATCGGAGGAGGCTCAGATGCGCCAGCAACGTCATATATGGACAGCGGAATGATTCGCATCATCAAGAATGGTGGATCACTCAAAGCACACACAGCCAACGACCCGCCAGAGGGCTGGCTCAAGTTCACGCAACTTGTCGAGCAATCGGCATTCTATGCACTAGGCTGGCGTCGTGAGATGCTAGACAGCAGTGCAGTCGGGGGCGCTGGCGTTCGTGGCTTCGCCGCTGACATTAACAAATCAATAGCAGCACGACGTGAAACGCTGGAAAGCGGATACAAGAGGCTTGCACAATACATCATTGCCAAGCGGGCTAAGATGGGCGCTTATGAACTACCAGAGGACTGGTGGAAGATTACTTTTTCAAAGCCTGCCGAGTTCACAGTTGACGAGGGACGCATGAGAAAAGCTGACCTTGAAGACCTCAGAGCTGGCGTCATCACCGCCGGCGACATCGTCGAGCGACGTGGCAGCAACTACGAAGATACAATAATCCAGCGAGCAAAAGAGCTGGCACATCTCAAGCAAGTGGCTGAAGAATACGGTCACGACATTTCTGAAATCTCTATTCTCACTAAACCTGGCGACATAATGCCAGAACAAACAAACAACCAAGACAATACACAAGATGACCAAGACATGGTATAATATAACAGCATCAGCCGAGGGTGACACTTCCGCTGAGGTTTCGATCTATGACGCCATAGGCGGGTATGAGATCAACGCAAAGCAGTTCGTTGACGAGCTGAAAGACATCAACGCAGAAACCATCCATCTGAGAATCAACTCACCTGGTGGCAGCGTTATTGACGGCAATGCAATTTTCAACGCACTGCAACGCCACGACGCAAAGATCGTTGCACACATTGACGGACTAGCAGCCAGCATGGCCTCAGTCATCGCGATGGCAGGCGACGAGATTCACATGAGCGACAACGCGCTTCTTATGATCCACAACCCGTGGACCGTAAGCATGGGCGACGCTGACGAGCTAAGAGCAGACGCCGACTTGCTTGACAAGATGAGCGCATCAATTCTTAGCGCTTACGGCCGTTCACAATATGAGCCAGAGGAAATTAAAGACCTTATGGACGCTGAGACATGGTTCACAGCGCAAGAAGCATTTGACGCTGGCTTGATCGACCACATCGACACAGGCTTGAGGGCTGCCGCATCTGACATCACAGCACTTGCTGCATCTTCAGAATTGAGCGTTCCAGCAGACAAGCAAGTCGTTTCACTCACTAAGCAAATCGAAGCAATCACCAAGACAAGCAAAGAAGTATCCGAGCAACTTGCAGAAAGAAGCGAGCGCGTCGAGGAGATTTCTGCTGAACTTGTTGACGCTTGTGCAACTGCTGAAGCAATCAAAGCTGAAAAGGCAGAGATTGAAGAAACAAACGCCGAGCTTACACAGCAAATCGAAGCTAAAGACGCCGAGATTGAAAGCATCTACGCGGAACTTGTTTCTAAGGATGCCGAGGTTGACGAAGCTAAAGACGTGACTGCTGACGCAGTTGCTCAGAAAGCTGCTGAAATCTTCCAAGTTTCAACACATGAGCCAGTTGCCGAGACAGGCGACGAGGACAACAAACAACTCTCTGCGGACGAGTTCTGGACAGAATACCACGCCATTGACGACTTGCAAAAGCGCAATGATTGGTATGTTGAGAACAAGCACCGCAAAATCTAACCCAATAATAACACATAAAACATTATGGCCAATACAATAGCCGGGGCAAACCTGGCAGAAATAGCACAAGAGAGCCTTGCAGGATTATCATCTTGCTTCGCACCTCTTTCCGCACTGACTACCGACTTCTCCGCTGACGTGCGTGATGCCGGTGCATCAGTTACCACTCGTTACCCAACCAAGCCAACAGCTGCCGACATGTCCTCTGGATATAAGACAGCTTCCGCTGACGTTGCAATGACAGCAGCAACTATCAACCTCAACACTCACTATGGATTCACATACGGATTTACTGACGTTGAGCGCAGCAAGTCCAGCATCAACCTCAATGCTCTATTCATCGAGCCAGCGCTTCAAGCACTCGGTGACAAGGTGTTTGGTGACGTATGGGACTTGATCACTGCATCAAACTTTGCAACCAGCTCAACCATCACCGCAGCCAACTTTGACCGCGATGACTTGGCTGACCTTGGCGCAACTCTTACAGACACCAAGAAAGCCCCTAAAGAGGGCCGTTCTGTCTTTGTTAATCCTAGCTACTACGCTTCACTCGTTAAGAGCTTGAACAGCGCAGAGATCCCAGGAATGACTGCTGAGAAGACTGAGGCAAGCGTTCCACGCGTTGCTAAGTTTGACGTGCATGAGACAGACCTCGCTGACGCAAATGCCGAGAACCTCGCCGCATTTGCATTCCAGCGCAACTCTCTGCTTATGGCTGGACGCACTGTTGACTCCGAGCTTGCTGCACAAGCTGGCATCGAAGTTGAGACAGTTGTTATCCCAGGCCTTGGGCTTCCTGTCCAGTTCCGTCGTTTCTACGACAGCGATGGCATCCTTTACTACAACTGCAACCTGCTTTACGGCGTTGCTAAGGGTGTTGACTACGGTGTTCGTGTAATCTCTGCTTAATCATGAAGAAGGTAAGTATCACACACCTAGTCAAGCCTAGCGGCGAAGTGGAAGTGCTTGCCGCTTCCGAGGACGCACAAGTTGCATATGACGCATTCATCAACTGCGACGCAGAGGGCGAAGTTTGCTATTCGCGCAAAATCTCATTTGATAAGCGCAAGGTAAACACAGCACCAGCGAAGCCAGCAAAGAAGGCGACGAAACGCACTAAGTAATCCACTTAATCACACAAGGCCCTCGCTGGAAACGGCGGGGGCTTTTTATGCGCTTGGCTTGATGCTTGACATTGCAAACTTGCCACTTATGATGATGGCAAGCTATGAGCGGATTTAATCAGTTTACAAAGTCATCACTCATTCATTGCATCAGAGTGATAGGAGAGCCAGCCAGCATCGGGGGCAATCAATTTCAAGCTGCATTTGATGAGTCCAGCATGGACGTAACACGCCATATGTATGGCGACGAGGACGAGGTGACAACGAGCGCAGTCTGTATCAAGTCAGCACTCAGCAACGCGCCCAGAGTCGGCGAGACGCTCATCAGAGTGCAACAACGCAAGACGTATATCATCACAGAGGTGCAGTCAGACGTTGAGAGCTACGAGATAACATTGAGAGCTAAAGATGCCTAAATATGGCAACAACAAGGTCTATGTTGACGACTCAGTATTTCAGCACAAAGCCCGCAAGCTGGCCCGCAAGCTAGGCGTTGATGAGCATCAATTCGTAAAGGAACAAACAGGCATCTTAGCCAGAGAGGTGGCAAAGATGACTCCACCGTTTGCCACATTTCCAAGCCTGTTTAAAGGCACAAGCGTCGGCACAGCGAAAGACATTAAGCAAGGCGAGTGGGCTGTATATAACGACCTGCGCAAGATTTGCTTTGTCGTAAAAAACGACGTGGCAGAGAAAACGCACAGATATGCAAAAGGCGGGCCAGTCTATCGACGAGGTGGCATTGTTGCGCCTGGCGTCATTGTCAGCATCGGAGAATTAGCGACATGGCACAAGCGCAACGAGGATTACAAGGGACGCACTAAAGAATTAAGCGTGCCACAGTTGCCGTGGGTGGGCGAGTCGTTATTTTTGAAATATGTTAAAAGCCAGCAAGCTAATGTGGGCATAGCAAAAGCGGCATTTTACAAGGCATCTGTTCAGCTTGGTGCAAAAGGTGCTGCTGTGAAAGGCATAAAGAGACATCTCGCCACCACATCTGGCGGGGGGAGAATGGCAAAGACCAACA